CTAACTGCGCGCCAGTGAAGCCGTTCGGACACTCTCAGAGGCGCCAGGCGTCGCAATCAGACGCTCCACGGACTCCATCGTCACGAACGTACAGCTGCAGTCCACATTGGTACACTGGTGGTAGCGCTCTTTGGTATTTTCACTGAGATAGCGACTGGTACGCGCATGCGCTGAATGCTTGCACTTAGGACAATGAAACATGTACCCCTCCACTTGATTCACATTTTGTGAATCAATAATACCCAAAATAAAACCAATAGCAACTACATTACTCACTATCAACAGTAAATTTTTCGTCGCTGACGTTCAGCTCAAGCTTAAGCTGCGTGGTAAATCCGCTATCGTTGAGGGTATGCACCACCTCGCTGATGATCCACGCCTGCTCGTCAATGACGCGTTTAAAACCGTTTACCAGCACCGGCGTTTCGGGGAACAGATCGGCGCGTCCCAGCGCAAGCTGGATGGAAAACTCCACGGTTCCCCGCTGAAGCGCGCGCCACTTCGCCTCTGCAGCCCTGAGCGCCTGTTCTTCAGAGGCATAAACCGTGGTGAGCTCAAATACGTTCTCCGCCGATCCCACCAGCCTCTCTTGCGGTTTCTGCTCCTTGCCTGCTGCTCCCGCTACCGGTGCGGCGGCATCCGGGTGCTGCAGTGCTTCTGTCTGCTGCCCTCCGGACTGACGATTAATACTCAATTGAGGATTTTGTTGTTTGGGGTCACGCGTTTGCAGCCATTTGGCCGTTACGCCGGAATAATTTTCACGGTCAGTTATGGAAAAAAGGTGCTTATCGCCATCCCCACGTTCAATCATCATTAAGGAAAGCGGAGTGCCGCTGGCCGTCACGGCCTGGCCCGCTTTCATAAAGATAATCTTCCCGGCTTTGATTGAAACAAATGCTCCATTACGTTCAGCAAGGCGGGAGAGGAAGGCCGCGTCTGTCTCCTGAGACTGGTCAATATGAGAGATGGCGATGGATGCAAGCCCCGACGCGACGCTGGCGGTCAACTGGTTACGCTGAGCGATGGTATCGACTATCGCGCCAATCGTCATGTCATGCCACGACTGTTCGCGCCGCACGTTTAGCTTTCCACGAAAATCTGCGCTGAATCCCTGGATGGTCAGCGTGTCCGGCGCGCCCCGGAAATGAATCGCATCAATCGTAAAGTCCCCTTTCTCCTCGAGCGGGGTTCCCTCCCATCCCAGCCATAAGGACAGCCTTGCCCCCCGGGCAGGCAAGTCCAGCAGCCCGTCGGAATCATCCAGCAGAATATCCAGCTGATCGGCTTCCAGCCCCCGTTTGTCGGTCATGGTCAGGCTGATAAGACGATGGCTGAAATTTTGCGTGATATCACGATCGTCAAGCTTAAGCATAAAATCAGGGGCAATTTTCCCGCCCGCCCGGATATTCATTTCGGTGATCATCCCACCAGCCCTCCCATGCTATTACGCGCACTCGTCACCAGCTCTTCAGCCTGCGTTCTCAGGTCGCCAAACATCGCCATCAGTGATTCGTCGACACGTTTTAGCGAAAGGGTAAATTCAATTTTTCGCGCGGTACCATCGCTGTAAAAATCCGAGTGTGTATGCGCAACTTTCTCAATGACAAACATACCGTGAATGATGCCGGTACCGTCTATCAACGGCCATGCCCGTCCTTCATTCGCCATCAGCTCAACCGCCTTGAGAGAAAGTCGCCCTCCCGTGAGTTCCGGGTAAAGTAACCCGGTGAGGGTAAAAGATGTCTCGCCTTCGCCAAGATACTGCCAGGCTTTGGGTTTCCCGATGCGATCGTTGGACGCCCAACGGTAGTCCTTTGTAAACTGCATTGTCTGATACGGTAAGGTTCGTCGTTCAAAGACAAACAGCCCCAGCACCATTAACATTTTCTCTCTCCTCAACCATATATATAGCTGGATTGCTGCCGTCTCATTTTTTCACGTTCACTATTCTCTATGGCCTCACGAATTTGACGAGTCAGATCCGTTCCGGAAGAGATGTCACCCTGCAGCGTGATGTTATATTCGCTTTTACTCTGATCGACGTAAGAACGACCTGCAGCAGCAACGGTTGGCTGATACCCCAGGCTGCCGCCATAGAACCCCGCGCCTGGAACAGACGAACTGCCTACTGGAGGAGATGCCGCTTCTGCTTTTGCCGCTGCGGTGTCGAGATTATCCGACTCACTTTTGATAATACCGAGCTTCTCCAGCAGCCAGCTGGCCTTGCTACTCAGGCTGTTAAAGAGATTCAGCGGTGCCATTAGCGCCTCTCCCAGCGCCTGCCCAAAAATCACGCCTGCATTTTTACAGCCATCCAGCGTTTCCTGCGTCGCCTTAATCGGCGAGATCAGGTCAGTGAACCACTGCCAGATACCGCCCACCTTCTCCGAGATAGCATCAAATACCGTCATCAGCGGTGAGAACAACTCACCTAACGGTGCGAAGGCCGCCGAAAGCCCCTCCATCACGCCGCCAAAGAAGGCGCTGATGGGCTCCCAGTATTTGAAAATGAGTAATGCACCTGCGGCAATCGCTGCACCAAGGGCGATAACCGGCCAGCTAAGGGCTCCCAGTACCGTCATGATGACCCCGCCCACCACGCTGAATACCGTTCCCAACATACCGGCTGCGGTAATGACCATATTGACGCCCGTCAGAACCGGGCCGATAGCCATACCGACTCCCCCCAGCACGCCTGAAAACGCCTGCGCGCCGACAACGATGCTGGCGAGGGTCTGCGTCAACGCGGGGTTGGCATTCACCCAAAGAGAGGCCGTGCTAAGCCAGCCGGTTGCGGTTGTTATCAGGTTGCGCAGAGCGCCATCCGCTTTATCAAATACATCAATCTTCAACCCGTTCCACGCGGCCTGGAATCGGTTGATATCGCCGTCAAGATTATCGGTCTGCACGGAAGCAACGCGTGCGGCACTGCCCTTCGCCCCCGGTAACGGCTGACGTTTTTCATCACGCGCGCCATTATCCGCGGCAGAACGCTGCGCATCCGGAGACTGAAGCTGTCGCAACCTCACGCTGAGCACGTCCCCGGTGTCGGCACCGTTTATCCCCTTATTCACCAGGGCACTAAGCTGCGCGGTTGTCTCTTCAAGTCCCATACCGGCAGTATCCGCAGCTGGCGCAGCGGAGATGACGGCCGCCGCCATCTCAGCGAGACTGGTGTTAGACGAGGTAAAACCACGCGTAAGCACATCTGCGATGCGTTCCGCATCCGTATCGGCCAGGCTATACGCAGCCTGCGTGCTGCTGATAATGTCGGCTGCTTTTGCCGCGTCGACGTTCCCCGCCTGGCTGAGGTTAACCGTGGGCACCGTGGCCGCAATAACCCCATCGGCGTCGTAGCCTGAACGGGCCAGTTCGATCTGAGCCCGCACGACCGTATCAGCAGGTACGCCGGTGCTGACGCTGACGTCCCGGGCCTGCTGGCGAATCGCCTCAAGCCGGGAATCCCCCTTCGCCAGGCCAAGGTTTGCCTGAATGGCCGACATCTGCTTTTCAAAACGGATGCCAGGCGCCATAAACCGGGACGTCTGGTCAAAGCCCGCTTTTGCCATTCCCACCCCCGCAGTCGCCAGCTGGTTCACCCGCGCGACAACGCGTTTGCCTGACTCGTAGCGGTTCTGAACGGCACTCAGTCTCTCCTGCTGCTGATTGACGCGAGCCAGCGCATCCCGCTGTCGGTTAAGCTGCTGCGTTTTTTCACTGATTTGGGTTCGTAAACGACGCTCATCCGACGAGAGCGTGCGCGTGTTTATGCCTGCCTGTGTGAGTTCAGCGCGCTGACGCTGAACCGAGTAGCGCAGGTTGTTGTACTCAAGCTTAAGGTCGGCTGCCGATTTTCGGGCTGCGGACAGTGCATCAGCCTCTGCCTGGGTGGGGTTTTGCGTGTTTTTAAACTGCACCGCCAGCGCCGCTGCCTGCTGTTTCGCCCGGGCAACCGACTGCTCAGTCATGGCGAGCCGGGCGTTTGCTTTCCTGAAGCCATCAATCCGCCCCGCCTGCTCATCGAGCGCCCCCAGCGCCGTCTGTGAATCACGGATATCGCTTGCGAGGGTGCGGCTCGCGTTATGGAGAGCGTTAAGCGGTCGGGTTGCCCGGTCGACTGCCTTAAGCAGCTCCTGAAGTCTGACATTATTACTCATGGTGGTTTCCGCTTCGCTGCAGCGCTTTTTCGCGCCATAAGAGGAGTTCGGTCACGCTCAGGGAGTACAGTTCTGACGGCGGCCAGTGAAAGATCACCGCGATATCCGCCATCAGATCGTCGACCGACAGGTTTTCGGAAAATTTCAGCGAGCCGAAGCCGGTGACAAAAAACCGATCACCTTACCTGCAAAAGAGAGCAGATCGCAGGCATCCAGGCGCGCGACCTCATGCTCGGTCAGTGCTGGTGAGGTCATTCGCGGCAGCACCTTGATCAACGCATCGACATCGGATTGCGCCAGCGACGCCAGCGATACCCCACGCAGGGTTCCCGCATTGGGTTTTGCAACGGTCACTTTTTCAATTTTTTGCTCGCCGCGCAAAACGGGGCTATCAAGCGTGACGATGTGTGGGTTTTCACTTTCGTTCATGGTGGTCTCGTTGATATTTTCCATTTCGATACTCTTCAGAAAGTTAACTTACCGGCCGGCGATCCCGGCCGGTTAAAGGGTTACAGGCCGATGGCCTTACGGTGTTCTGCCAGGCGATCAACGCCATCGACTTTCAGCACCATGTTGATGATGTCGATTTCAATGATCTCTTTGCCATCGATGGTCAGCTGGTAGTACGCGCATTCGGTGGACATCTTGGTGGTGCCGCTCTCGCCCTGCTTGTTTTCACCGCCATCAAACTCTTTGTGACGGCCGCGCATGACGATTTCGACGGCGGAGATTTCGCCGGTATCATCGCGCTGATAAGAGCCGGTAAAGCGCAGAGGCACGCTGTCCGCGCCCGGAGAGGCATACTGTGCCCACAGCGCGGCGTCCGGCAGACCGCCAACGGTCCACTCCAGCGCCAGGGCATCATCGTCAAGGCCAAGGTCAACAGAGACCGAGCCGGGCATGCCGCCACCGCGATACTTCTCCAGCTTGCGGGTAAGTTTGGGTAAGGTGACAGACTCAACAACGCCCATATAGCTCAGGCCATCGTTGAACATATTCAGATATTTCAGTTTGCGTGGTAACGCCATGCTTCAGCTCCTTAGCTATTAACCGAATCTGACAGGTCAGCCAGATAGGTATCGGTGATGCGCTGGCGCAAGGTCAGATTTTCCAGCGGCGGGACAGGGGTGTAGTCGTAATCGATATACAATTTCCCCGCTTTCAGGGTGGATGCATCGTTCGATTCAGGGTCATACCAGCAGGAGCCGTCAACGATATAGCCGTTGGTTTTGAGCTCGCGGAACTTGGCATTGATACCGGACACGATGTCGCGGATAAGCGTAGGGGTAATGGGTTTATCCATCGCCCATGCATGCGCTTCGGCCATGGTATCGGCCAGCACCTGTGCGGTACGGGTGTAGTTTTCAAAGACGAATAACGGATCGTCTGAACAGGTACGGTTGCCCCAGAATTTGAAGCCATCGTTACGAATCAACGTGGTGATACCGGCCTGGTTAAGCAGGTTGGCATCGGTCGCTTGCTCCTGCAGATCCCAGGAAACAGAGGCGCTTACGCCCGTGACGCCGTTGACTCCCACGTTCGACAAGGTTTTATGCCAGCCCATTGTCTGGTCGATTTTGGCGCGCAGGCCAAGGGCGCGAGCGGTCGCCCATGCCATCGCCGTCGTATTCGTGGTGGTATCCCATGCCAGAAAATCAGGGTGGATAACCATCAGCTCGCGCTGGCTGAAGTTTTTGCGGTACTCGATCGCGTCAGAAATGGTTTTACAACCCCATGCGCTGACATAGCCGAACGCGCGCAGGCTCTGGCACATTGCGGCCAGTGCGGTTGCCACTTCCTGAGAGTCCAGCCCCGGTACGCCGAGAATACGCGGCTTAACGCCGGTAACCGTTTTCGCGGTCAGAAGCGCCTTCAGGCCGGTGTATTTGCCGTTTTCGTCGGTAGTACCGATGATGTTAGAGATAGTCTCTTTCTGCGCCGCTTCAGGATCTTCCGGGTCGTCGATACCTTCGGCAACACGCACAACCACAACGACCGGCTTGCACTGGTCAGCGATAGCCTGGAGGGAAGCGGACAGCGTCCCCTGTTTACCAGCTTTCGCAATGGCGGATTGCACATTAGTAATGAGCACGGGCTCGTTAAGAGGAAATGTCTGTTCGTCAGCATCGCTGGCCGTACAGACCATGCCGATGATTGCCGTCGAGACGGTGGAAATAGTGCGGGTGCCATCGTTGATCTCAATGACTTCCACGCCGTGGTGATAGTCGCCCATCCGTTTAACTCCTTCGTTTAGTGGTGAGGCTATTGTCTGCGGAGAGCGTGATTGATGCGACGAATTGGGGTTGGGGAGAGGATTACACAACAAACGAAAAACCCTCCGGATGGAGGGTTCTGGTTATTTCTATTTTTAAGATTAATTTACTGAGGAAGAGCAGGAAATTTAACGGGTAATACAGTGATATCACAGGCTTCCAGTTCTTCAATATAATCAAGCCAGGCGTTTAATGTCTTTAATTGTGACTCGGTCAGTGTTCTACCTGCCATTAATTTGGTCTGCGGAACAACTATTTTTTCTCTTGCCTCGCTAAGTAAGCGTTCAAACTGCTCTTTGGTCTGTTTAATCAGCTCTTCCTGCGAATAGGTGAATGGGATGATCTTATCGCCATCGAATACCCAGCGTTTTCCTAAAACAAAAAAATCATCCGGCACACTGTTTTTTTCAATTTCCGAGACTGATAAATTTTCCGGAGCCAACATGGATGCATCCCAGGAAGCTGCAACAATATTGCCTTTGCCATCAAACATAAATTTCAAGGTGGTCGCCGAAAACTTACCCTGAGATCCATACCAGTCGTTTCCCTCTTCGTCGGTGAATACCATGATAGAAAATCCATCAACTTGTTTTGTCATTGCAGTGAAATTTTTCATTAACATTGAATAATTCTCCTTATGCAAAGGCCACAGTAACCCATGAGCCGCCATTAATCTGATACTGCAACGGACGAAGACGAATCCAGTAATTTGAACTACCCCGGTCAGCCCATGATGTCATCACCCCGCCAGCCATGCGCTCAGTATTCCCACGCTCGTTATATTCGGCAGATGCACCAAAACGAATTCCCGTTACATAGCTACCTTTTGCCTGATATCGTGCTTCGCTTTCTGCCTTCGCATACGAATCCCCCACCTTTGCCAACGTGACAACAGCGTTACTGGCTTCATGCCTCATGTACGGCTTTGACACATCACCATTCGCAAAGCCAGCATAAGAGATACTGTCGCGAAGCAGGAAGCGCGTATCTGCTAGCGTTTTGGTATAAAAACGACCATCAAAATTAGCAAAATTGCCCGGTATAATTTGTCCTGGCGCAGAAAAATTACCGCTGGTATCCCATTTATAGTTAACGTCCTGACCGCCACTACCTTTCATGTGAAGATGCCAGGAAAGAAGGGTATCGGAGACAAGAGAACCCATGGAAAAAGCCCACGAATTGATCCCAGTAATACTTGCCTGCTGTTTTAACACTGGATGGTATTCACTCGATCCAGTGGTTGAAAAGGTGTTATAAAATGGTGCTTTTGTTTTGTACTGTTCTACCCATGCGTAAACACCACTATAACTTGCGGTAATCTCCTTCGAGGCATAAATAGTGTTACCTACAGTAAGCGGTGTTTCAGATTGCAACGCCCCGGTTTCAAGGCTAACCCGTAAAGGACGCAGAGCATTATAACCGCCGTAAGCATCGTCCTTATTGGTTAGGGAAGGTGCGAATAAGCAGGTCATTTCTTCCCAAGCTGACTCGCTGATTAAAATTTCGCGGATCTGGGCCGATTTTTTTCCCGCAAACAC